ATTCTGCGTAAGGGATGATATTGGAAGTTACATCCGAACCGTGTATCACATGGTAAGCCATACTCCTAAGCGTGGGGCCGGAGGTTCAAATCCTCTCTGGGACGCCAGAAAGCACCGCTGCAAGCCTTTTTTTCGGGGCTTGCAGCGTTTTTGTTTTCTCCTTCTTCCGGTAATTTCACTTCTGTTACCGGGAGATTTTTATACGCCGCAAGTTTTTTGCGATGATGTTGGATTCGGCAAGGACGCATTGTTTACAATTTGGCGGTGGATTATCCCGCGCAGGGTGTGGTACAATATAAACCACACTGAAAATGCAGGGGCCGATGCTCACCATCGACCCGTGAACTTTGCGGCGGCCGCTATGTGCCGCGGGCGAACCATGTCCGCCCTTACGCTCTCGACGCAGGAAGGCCGCGCTGCATCTATTTTAATTAAAGGGGTGTTTACCATGTGTACAGCTGCAACCTATACAACCGACAGTTTCTACTTTGGCCGCAATCTCGATTATGAATTTTCCTACGGCGACGAGGTCACGATCACGCCGCGGGCCTACCCGTTTAGCCTGCGCTGCATGGGGGACTTCCGCACAAAATATGCGATGATCGGCATGGCCTACGTGGCGGGGAAGTACCCGCTCTACTATGACGCCGTCAATGAGAAGGGCCTGGGCATCGCAGGGCTGAACTTTGTCGGCAATGCAGTCTACCACCCGGCGCAGGATGGCAAAAGCAACGTCGCCCAGTTTGAGCTGATCCCCTGGCTGCTGGGCAGCTGTGCGACGCTGGCCGAGGTGCGCACGCTGCTGGAAAAGGCCAATATCGTCAACATCCCGTTCAGCGACCAGCTGCCTTTGGCGCAGCTGCACTGGCTCATTGCCGACAAAACGGGGAGCATCGTGGTGGAGTCCACCGCCGACGGCCTGCACATCTACGATAACCCCGTCGGTGTACTGACGAACAATCCGCCGTTCCCGCAGCAGCTTTTCGCACTGAACAACTACCGCGCACTCTCGCCGCGCACGCCTGCGGTTGCGTTTGCGGACGGCCTTGATCTGCCCGTCTACAGCCGCGGCCTCGGCGCACTGGGCCTGCCGGGCGATCTGTCCAGCCAGTCCCGCTTTGTGCGTGCGGCCTTTGTGCGGATGAACGCGAAATCCGGCAGCAGCGAGGCCGAGAGCGTCGGGCAGTTCTTCCACATCCTGCACGCTGTCGAGCAGCAGCGCGGCTGCTGTGAGCTGGACGGCGGCAAGTACGAGATCACGCTCTACACAAGCTGCTGCAACGCTGACAAGGGCATTTACTACTACACGACCTACGGCAACCACCAGATCACTGCCGTCGATATGCACCGGGAAAACCTTGACGGGGACAGGCTGGTCCGCTATCCGCTGGTGCAGGGCGAACAAATTGCGCTGCAAAACTGATTTTACACCCAAAACGTGAAAAAAGCGCTTGCAACGTGCGGCAAACTATGCTATACTGTACGGTGCATGAGACTTTTCACGTCACGACGGCGTGGATAGAAATAGAAGGAGTGCTAATCTAATGAACTGGTATGAGATCGTTCTCGGCGTCGTCCTCATCGCCGTGTCCGTGTTGATCGTTGTTTTCACCCTCGCGCAGGAGCAGAAGGGCCAGGGCCTGTCCGGCGCGATCATGGGCGAAAGCTCCGCCACGATGGCAGCAGGCCGTGAGCGCGGCGTGGACGCCAAGCTGGCCAAGCTGACCAAGATCTGCGGCGTCGTTTTCTTTGTCGTCACGCTGGTCGTCTGCGTTTTGAGCGCACGCCTGTGATTTTGGCAGGGTAACAAAGATGAAAAGGGTCCGCCAAGCGCTTTGGCTTTGTAAGCAGCGCCCCGGCGGGCCGTTTTTTGTGGATGTATATAAGGGTAGGGCACCGTCGGATGGCGGTGCGACGTAAATTAAAGGAGCAACTATGACACCGTTACAGAAATCTATTTTAAACGCGGTCAAGCGCCGTCCCATGACGCTGCGCGAACTGCAGAACAACCTGCAGGTGGACAACTCCCGCCTGCGCACCACCGTTTCCGCTATGGTCGCCACCGGCGAGCTGTCGATGCGCAACGGCACCTATGTGCCCGGCTTTGCGACCTATGAGAATGCTGCAGCCCCCAACACGATTCCCTGCACGCTCGTCAAGCTGGCCGCGCGCTTCGGCTTTGCCAGCCGCGACGACGGCGAGGGCGACATCTTCATCCCGGGCCGCGCGCTGCACGGCGCAATGCCCAACGATAAGATCAACGTCAAGCTGTTCGACCACCCGCGCGTGGAGGGCTCCTCCGAGGGCGAGGTCGTCGAGGTCACGGTCCCGAACAACCGCTTTGCGGGCACGGTCTGCCTGTCCGAGGATGGCCGCATGGCCGTGGAGCCGGACGGCTGCCGCGACGTGAAGTTCCTGCTGGCCAAGCAGGGGAGCGAGGGCGTGCACCTGGGCGACAAGGTCGGCTTCCTCATCACCCACCGCGGCAACCGCCACAGCGACCACCGCGCCGCCGTTGTCGAGAAATTCGGTTCCTCCGACTATGCGTCCGAGTGCGCCAAGGCCATCCTGTATGGCCGCAGCGTCCGCCAGGAGTTCCCGCCGGAGGTGCTGGAGGAGGCCCGCGCCTACGACAACGCCACGATTGACCCCGCCGAGGCCGCGAAGCGCCTGGACCTGCGCGGCATTCCCATCTTCACGATTGACTCCGCCGAGACGAAGGACATCGACGACGCCATCAGCCTGCAGAAGCTGGACGACGGCTACGAGCTGGGCGTTCACATTGCCGACGTCAGCCACTATGTCCGCCCCGGCTCCGCGCTGAATGAGGAAGCGTTCGAGCGCGCGACGAGCATTTACTACGCCGACAAGGTCATCCCGATGCTGCCGACCCAGCTGTCCAACGGCATCTGCTCGCTGAACGAGGGCGAGGACCGCCTGGCGTTCTCCTGTCTGATGCGACTGGACGAGAACGGCGAGATCCGCAGCTACAAGTTCGTCAAGAGCGTCATCTGCAGCCGCGTCAAGGGCGTGTACAAGGAGATCAACGCCCTGCTGGAGCCCGAGGAGGGTGTTGACCTGACCGACCTCAAGACGAAGTATGAGGCTGTGCTTGACCAGCTGCCCACGATGGACGAGCTGTACCGCAAGCGCCTGGTCCTGCGCAAGGCCCGCGGCGCCATGGATATCGAGTCCAACGAGGCTAAGCTCGTCATGGACGAGAACGGACGCTGCATCGACATTGTCAAGCGTGACCGCGGCACGTCCGAGTGCATGATCGAGGAGTTCATGCTGCTGGCGAACCAGTGCGCCGCCAACGCGGGCCGCACGAACAAGGCCCCGTTCGTCTACCGCGTGCACGAGGCCCCCGATGCCGAGAAGATGGAGAAGCTGTCCGCCACGCTGTTGGCCTGCGGCCTGAACGCCAAGTTCAAGAACCCCATCCCGACGCAGCTCGAGCTGGCGGCCCTGCTGGACGAGACCCGCGGCCAGCCCATTCAGATCCCCGTCCACACCGGCATTCTGCGCAGCATGCAGAAGGCCCGCTACGCCCCGCAGCCTCTGGGCCACTACGGTCTGGTGCTGGCGGACTACGCCCACTTCACCAGCCCCATCCGCCGCTACCCCGATTTGGCGATTCATCGTATTTTGACCGAGATGCTGAACGGCGTCTCCGCCAGCCAGCTGCAGCGCGACTTCAACGAGTTTGCCCAGCAGGCCAGCGAGAAATCCAGCAAGCAGGAGGTCGCCGCCGTGCGCATTGAGCGCGATGTCGAGGACCTGTACAAGGCCGAGTACATGCACAACCATCTCGGTGAGGTCTACACCGGCACGGTGGCCGGCATCACGCCCCGCGGCGTCTTTGTCGAGCTGGACAACACGGTGGAGGGCTTTGTCCCCGCCGCGCAGCTCTGCAAGGGTGAACCGCAGGTCATCGACGGCGTCAGCATGCTGGACCCGCTGACCGGCAAGAGCTGGATGCTGGGTTCTTCCATGAAGATCCGGGTCGCCGCCGCCGATGTGGCGCTGGGCCGTATTGATTTTGAGTATATGGTGGAGTAATTTCCCGCGCCATACAATAGAAAACTCCCTGTCCGCACCGGGCAGGGAGTTTTTTGCGTCTTATATCACCTTATGCTCCATCCATTTCCCGCGGGCAAACCGCACAAGGAAACACAGGCTGCGGCAGATCCAGTCGATGAACATACCGAACCAGACGCCGGTCAGTCCTAAGTGGAACTGCAGAACGAAGATGTAGCTCAGAATCACGCGGAACAGCCACATGCTGACGATGCTGACCGACATCGTAAACTTGGCGTCGCCGCCCGCGCGCAGGGCGTTGGGCAGGGTAAAGCTCGTCGCCCAGAAGAAGATGCTGAACAGGTTGAACCAGTGGACCACGTGGGTACACATGGCGGATGCCTCCGCCGAGAGGTTGAACCAGGTCACGACCTCGGGCATCAGGAAGAACAGCGCCGCGTTCGTGACGGCCAGCCCCGTGATGGCGATGCCCAGCAGCGTGACGGAATAACGCTGCGCCTGCTTTTTCTCGCCTGCGCCAAGGCACTGCCCGATGACCGGGATCGTGGCAAGGCTCATCGTGTTGCCGGGGATGTTCGCCAGCGTCGAGACCGAGTTTGCCACGGCATTGGCCGCGATGGCCGAGGTGCCTAAGGTAGATGTCAGGCTGCTGACACACAGCTTGCCGATCTGGAACATGCCGTTTTCCAGACCCGACGGGATGCCGATGGACAAAATCTGCATGATGGGCCTGCGCCGGGGCCGCAGGTCAGCAAAGCGCTGCACGCGCAGGGGATTGTGCAGGTCCTGGTTCTGCCACAGGATGAACACCGCGGCGAACACACGCCCAATCAGCGTGGCCAGCGCCGCGCCGATAACGCCCATGCCGAAACCGTAGATCAGCAGCGCGTTGCCCGCAATGTTGATGACGTTCATGACAAGGCTGGCCAGCATACTGATGCGGCTGTTGCCCTGCGCACGGAACAGCGCCGCGCCGCCGTTGTACAGACCGATGAAGGGGTAGGACACCGCACTGATAAGGAAGTACTGCTGCGCAAACCGCATGACATCCTCATCAATGCTGCCGAACACCATCCGAAGGATCAGGCGGGAGAGCAGCATACAGACAACACCCACCGCAACCGTAGAGATGCCCAGCACGCTGTACAGCTGGGCGGCGCTGCGGCTGGCGTTTTCCTCATCCCGGCGGCCCAGATACTGGCTGGCAATGACCGCACCGCCGGTAGCCAGCGCGGACAAAATCTGAATAATCAAAATATTCAGGCTGTCCACGAGCGATACGCTGGAGACAGCGGCCTCACCCACACCGGCGACCATCAACGTGTCGGCCATGCCCATCGTGACGCTTAATGTCTGCTCCAGCAGCAGGGGCCAGATCAGGGCGAACAGCGCCCGCCTGGTAAACAGGGGACCTTGTGATTTTGCAGTGGATGTCATGGTAAACTCCCATCCTCTTTTACTTGGATTTTACCATTAGTATACAGCAAAATCTATGCGAAATCAAGGATTTGACACTTGTACAAAAAATGCCTGCGGACGCTGTAGCTGCGCCCTGTACAGCGAAAATCCGCAAAAATCAAATCGCAAGGATTTTGCCCACTTTTGCGGCGGCAAAAAGCCCCGGCCACAAAAGCTAGTGGCCGGGGGCAGATCATGCGGCGGCTTGCAGGGGCCGCAGAGAGGCGGTGGTTAGAAGTCGACCTCGGTGTCGTAGTAGCAGCACTTCAGCAGCTTTTCCATCTCCTCCTGGGTCGGCTGGCGCGGGTTGGAGCCGGTGCAGGCATCGGCAATCGCGTTCTTTGCAATCTCGGGCAGTCTCTCGAGGAATACGTTCTCGGGGACAAAGCCCTGCTCGTCGGGGCCGTAGTGGCCGATGCAGTGCGGAATGTTCAGATCGTCGTTCATGCCGCGCAGATACTGGATGAGCAGCGCGACCTTCTCGTCGTCGTTCTCGCCGCCCAGGTGCATCTTGTCGGCAATGACGCCGTAGCGTGCCTTGGCGGTGGGGTCCTTCGCATTGTAGGCGATGACCTTGGGCAGGTACATGGCGTTGGCTGCGCCGTGGATGATGTGTGCGCCGTAATCGGCAAACGCCGCGCCGGTCTTGTGGGCCATGCTGTGTACGATGCCGAGCAGCGCGTTCGAGAACGCCATACCGGCCAGGCACTGGGCATTGTGCATCGCGTCGCGCTTATCCATATCGCCGTTGTAGCTGCCGACCAGATCCGCCTGGATCATCTCGATGGCGTGCAGGGCCAGCGGGTCGGTAAAGTCGCAGTTCGCGGTGGAGACGTAGGCCTCGATGGCGTGGGTCATGGCGTCCATGCCGGTGTGGGCAACGAGCTTCTTGGGCATCGTGTGGGCCAGCTCGGGGTCAACGATGGCGACATCGGGCGTGATCTCAAAGTCGGCGATGGGGTACTTGATGCCCTTCTGGTAATCGGTGATGATCGAGAAGGCCGTGACCTCGGTGGCCGTACCGGAGGTGGAGGAGATGGCGCAGAAGTGGGCCTTGCGGCGCAGCGGCGGGATGCCGAACACCTTGCACATATCCTCAAACGTGATGTCGGGGTACTCGTACTTGATCCACATGGCCTTGGCTGCGTCGATGGGGGAGCCGCCGCCGATTGCGACGATCCAGTCGGGCTGGAACTTTTCCATGGCGGCAGCACCCTTCATGACCGTCTCCACGGACGGGTCGGGCTCGATGCCTTCAAACAGCTCTACCTCCATGCCGGCCTCTTTTAAGTAGGCCTCGGCGCGGTCCAGGAAGCCGAAGCGCTTCATCGAACCGCCGCCGACGCAGATCATGGCGCGCTTGCCGGGCAGCGTTTTCAACGCTTCCAGCGCGTGGGGGCCGTGGTAAAGGTCACGGGGTAAAGTAAATCTAGCCATAGGGTTTGCCTCCTTTAAAAATAGCTCTCTCTGACTTTGATAATTAAATGTCAAAATCTGTTATTAACAGTATACACCTTATGTGTCTAAACGGTCAATCGACAATACAGAGAATTTTCCGGCGATAATTCAGCATTTTGCCAGTGGAACACTCATAGGCTGTTCTATGGGGAAGGGGGCAGGAGCTATGCGTCCGATCACGCCGCAGCAGAATACAAAAATGCGCCTGCGCATGCGGCTTTTGGCGGCGGTGCTGGCGGTGGGGTGTCTGGGCGGGCTGACGGTGCGGCTGTTTGTGCTGATGCTGCGCGACCCCGGCGGCTACGCGGCACGCGCCGCCGACCAGCAGCTGCGCGGGGCCACGCTGCCCGCCGCCCGCGGGGAGATCTATTCCGCCGACGGTACGCTGCTGGCCGCCAGCGAGACCTGCTGGACCATCCGCGCCGCCCCGCGGGAGATGGCCGACGACGCCGTAGAACCGGCTGCGCGGGCGTTGAGCGAAATTTTAGAGCTGGACTACGCCGATACGCTGGCCAAATTCAGCCAGCGAACCTCCAACGACTGCCTGCTGCGCCGCCGCGTGGATAAGACGATGGCCGACGCTGTGCGGGATTGGTGCCGGGCGAACGGTGTGGACGGCATACAAATTCGGCAGGATACCCGCCGCGTCTACCCGCAGGGGGATTTTATGGGCGGCATTTTAGGCTTTACCGACGTGGACAACGCGGGCCTGTGGGGACTGGAACTGCGTTACAACGACGAATTGACCGGGCAGAACGGGCGCATCCTGACCGCCAAGAACGCCTGGGGCTACGATATGCCGACGCACTACCAGACGCTGGTGGACGCCGTGCCCGGCAGCACGCTGACGCTGACCATCGACGCGAACATTCAGCACTGGCTCGAAAGCGCACTGTCCGCCGCTGTGACGGAGCATCATGTGGCCGAGCGCGGCGTCGGCATCGTGATGGACGTCCACACCGGGGCCGTGCTGGCGATGTCCTGCCAGCCCGACTACGACCCAAATGCGCCGCGGACCCTTATAAATAAGGAAGTCCGCGACGCTGTGAATGCCCTGACCGGCGAGGAGCGCAGCGCCGCGCTGCAAAAGGCCCAGCAGGCACAGTGGCGCAACAAGGCCATCAGTGACCTGTATGAGCCGGGCAGCGTGTTCAAGCTCATCACGGCGTCGGCGGCGCTGGACTCCGGGGCGTGTAAGGCCACGGACTATTTCACCTGCGCGGGTAAAATAACCGTCGCAGGCACGCGGTTCCGCTGTGCAAACGGGCATATCCACGGCACCGAGACCTTCGCCCGGGGGCTGGCTGTCAGCTGCAACCCCTGCTTTATCCAGATCGGTGCGCGGCTTGGAAAAGAACGCTTCTGCGATTACTTTGCGGCCTTTGGCCTGCGGGAGGCCACGGGCATCGACCTGCCGGGCGAGGTCAGGCGCAGCGAATACTACACGGCGGACCGGATGGGCCCGGTGGAGCTGGCGAGCTGCTCATTCGGGCAGAGCAGCAAGGTCAGCTACCTGCAGATGCTCACGGCGGTCTGTGCGGTGGTAAACGGCGGCGAGCTGATGCAGCCCTACGTTGTGGCGAAAATCACGGCGCCTGACGGCACTGTTGTGAAGGAAGTGCAGCCGACGGTGAAGCGCCGCGTCATCAGCGCGGAGACCTCCGCCACGATGTGCCGCCTGATGGAGGGTGTCGTTACAGGCGGCACGGGAAAGCAGGCCGCGCTGGCGGGCTACCGCATCGGCGGCAAGAGCGGCACGAGCCAAAAGCTGGACAGCCCGAACGAGGGCGCGCGCATTGCGAGCTTTGTCTCCGTTGCGCCCATCGACGACCCCAAGGTCGCTGTGCTGGTCTGCCTGGATGAGCCCCACAGCTGGACGACGAGCGGCGGCGCACTCTCCGGGCCTGTGTGTGCCGAGGTGCTGGGAAGGGTGCTGCCGTATCTGGGGGTGGAGAGGGAAAGCGGCGAATAAAGACAGCCGGGCACGGGCGGATATGGAATCCACCCCTACGGTGGATCGGGAAAGCGCAGGGTGACGGGGCTCTGCCCGTTTGCCGCTGCACTATACAAAAAACTCTGCGCCGTCCCTCTTGACATTCCCCGATCCGGTGTTATACTGGTAAAGTACGCAAACGAACAGTTAGACAACGAACAATTCGAAATCTAACTTCTTGGACCCAAAAATCGTAAAGGAGGGAAGAAATGCACGAATCATCGTGTGATGACTGCGGCTGCTGCGCGGATGTCCACTTCGGCGCACTGCTGAACCAGACCTCGCGGCTCATCCGCCGTGCGCTGGATGCCCGCATCAACGCCGAGGTCAGCTCGGAGCTGTCGGGCGTGCGCGGCATGGTACTGGGCGACATCGTCCGTGCCGAGCGCCAGGGCCGCGACGTCTACCAGCGCGACATTGAGCAGTGGTTCAACATTCGCCGCTCCAGCGTCACCGCCATGCTGCAGGGCATGGAGCAGGATGGCTTCATCACCCGCAGCGCCGTGGCGAAAGACGCCCGCTTAAAGCGCCTTATCGCCACAGAGAAGGGCCGCGCCTGTCACAAGCAGATCGAGGCAAGCATTGCGCGGTTTGAGGATGACCTGCAAAGCGGCATTGACCCGCAGCAGGCCGCCGCGGCCCGCGCTGTGCTGGAGCAGACCCTGCGCAACGCACAGCACATCCTGCAAGAGGAAAATACCAACCAAGAGAGGGGAAATACCAATTGTTAAAAACACTCGGACGTGAAACCAAGGGCTTCCGCCTGGTCTCCGTGCTGACGCCGATCTTTATGATCGCGGAGGTCATCATGGAAATGATCATCCCGAAGCTGATGGCCTCCATCATTGACAACGGCGTCACGCCGGGCAATATGCAGGTCATCTACACCGTCGGCGCACAGATGGTCGTCGCGGCGCTGTTCGGCCTGCTGTTCGGCATTCTGGGCGCGGTGGCCGGCTCCCACGCGGCCACGGGCTTTGCCCGCAACCTGCGCCGCGGCATGTTCCGCAACATCCAGACCTTCAGCTTTGCCAACATTGACAAGTACTCCACCGCGGGCCTGGTCACCCGCATGACCACCGACGTCACCAACATCCAGAACGCCTACCAGATGCTGCTGCGCATGTCGGTGCGTGCGCCCGCCAGCATGATCGTGGCGCTGATCATGTCCTACACGATCAACCGTCGGCTGGCAAACATCTATTTGATCGCTGTCATCCTGCTGGGCTGCGCGCTCGCCTTTATTATGAGCCGCGCCACCAAGTACTTCGGCGAGGCATTCCGCAAGTACGACGACCTGAACGAGAGCGTGCAGGAGAATGTCTCCGCCATCCGCGTTGTCAAGGCCTATGTGCGCGAGAAGTTTGAGGGCGAGAAGTTCCGCAAGGCCAGCGAGAATGTGCGCAATCTGCTGATGCGTGCCGAGCTGATTCTGGCCTGGAACGCCCCGCTCATGCAGCTGACCGTCTACAGCTGCATCCTGCTCATCTCCTGGATCGGTGCCCAGCTCATCGTCAGCTCCGGCGCAACGACCTTCACCACCGGCGACCTGATGAGCATGCTGAGCTACTGCATGAACATCCTTATGAGCCTGATGATGCTGTCCATGGTGTTCGTCATGATCACGATGTCTGCAGCCTCCGCCAAGCGCGTGGCCGAGGTGCTGGACGAGCAGTCCGACCTGACGAACGGTGAGGATCCCGTTATGGAGGTCAGGGACGGCTCCGTCAAGTTCGACCACGTCAGCTTTGCCTATAAAAAGGATGGCGAGAAGGCCCTCGAGGACATTGACCTCGACATCAAGTCCGGCGAGACCATCGGCATCATTGGCGGCACCGGTTCGGCTAAGTCCAGCCTTGTGCAGCTGCTGCCACGTCTGTACGACGTGACCGAGGGCAGCGTGACCATCGGCGGCGTTGATGTGCGCAGATATGACCTCGACACCCTGCGCAACAACGTCGCCATGGTGCTGCAGAAGAACGAGCTGTTCAGCGGCACGATTGCCGAGAACCTGCGCTGGGGCAACCCCGACGCCACCGACGCCGAGATCGAGGACGCCTGCAAGCAGGCCTGCGCCGATGAATTTATCGAGCGCTTCCCCGACAAGTACCAGACCCACATCGAGCAGGGCGGCAACAACGTCTCCGGCGGCCAGAAGCAGCGCCTATGCATTGCCCGCGCACTGCTGAAAAAGCCCCGCATCCTGATCCTGGACGACTCCACCTCCGCCGTCGATACCGCGACGGACGCAAAGATCCGCCATTCGTTTGCGGAAAAAATCCCCGGCACGACGGTGTTCATCATCGCCCAGCGCATTTCCTCCGTGGAAAATGCGGACAAGGTCCTCGTGCTCGACAACGGCAGGGTCAGCGGCTTTGACACCCCGGCCAACCTGCTGAAAACAAATGCCATCTACCAGGATGTCTACAACAGCCAGACCAAAGGCTCCGGCGACTTTGATGAGAAGGGAGGGGAGGCATAATGGCACAGCAGCCTAAAGTCGTAAAGGTCGGCCCCGGCGGGCGCAGCAATGGCCCCCGCCCCAAGGTCGAAAACCCCGGCAAGGTGTTCAAGCGCATCCTCGTCTATGTCATGAGCCGTTATAAGGCACAGGTCATTGTGGTGCTCTGCTGCATTCTGCTGGCCGTGTTCGCCCAGCTGCAGGGCGTCATGTTCTCCCAGACGCTGATCGACAGCTACATTCTGCCGCTGCTCAAGGCGGGCAGCACGGACTTCAGCGGCCTGGCCGCGGCTATCCTGCGCGTGGCAGTCATCTACTGCGTCGGCATCGCTGCTGTCTTTGTGCAGAACCGCCTGATGGCAAGGATCACTCAGGGCACGCTGAAGGACCTGCGTGACGAGATGTTCACCCACATGCAGACGCTGCCCATCAAATACTTTGACACCCACGCCCACGGCGACATTATGTCGGTCTACACGAACGACATTGACACGCTGCGCCAGATGATCAGCCAGAGCCTGCCGCAGCTCGTCAACACAGTTGTGACCCTCGTCGGCGTGCTGGCCTCGATGCTCTATCTGAGCGTCCCCCTGACGGTGCTGGCCCTCGCGATGGTCGGCGTCATGCTGCTGGCGACGAAGTACCTGACCGGCAACTCCGGCAAATACTTCATCAAGCAGCAGCAGGAGCTGGGCAAGGTCAACGGCTACATTGAGGAAATGATGAACGGCCAGAAGGTCATCAAGGTCTTTTGCCATGAGGAAATTGCCATTGAGGAGTTCGACAGGCTCAACGATGAGCTGTTCCACAGCGCCGACAAGGCAAACTCCTATTCGCTGGTAGCAATGCCCGTCAACGGCCAGCTGGGCAACCTGTCCTACGTGTTCTGCGCCATCCTCGGCGGTGCGCTGGCTATCAACGGCTTCGGCGGCTTTACGCTGGGCGGCCTCGCCAGCTTCCTTGTGCTGACCCGCCAGTTCAACCAGCCCATCAGCCAGATCTCCATGCAGCTGAACTCCGTCGTTATGGCGCTGGCCGGCGGTGCGCGTATCTTTGCGCTGCTGGATGAAAAGCCCGAGGTCAACGAGGGCGACATCACCCTGGTCCACGCCAAGTACGAAGCGGACGATACTGTCACCGAGACGAACGAGTCCACCGGCATGTGGGCGTGGAAACGCATGGATGCCGACGGCAAGCCCCGGTACACCAAGCTGGAGGGCGACATCGTCTTTAAGGATGTGGACTTCGGCTACGACGAGAAGAAGATCGTCCTGCATGACATCAACCTGTATGGCCGTCCGGGGCAGAAGATCGCCTTTGTCGGCTCCACCGGCGCGGGCAAGACGACGATCACGAACCTTATCAACCGCTTCTACGACATCCAGAAGGGCCGGATCCTGTACGACGGCCACGACATCAAGTCCATTGAGAAGGACGCGCTGCGCTCCTCTCTGGGCATCGTCCTGCAGGATACCCACCTGTTCACCGGCACGGTCATGGAGAACATCCGTTATGGCCGCCTGACCGCCACCGATGAGGAGTGCATGGCCGCCGCGAAGCTCGCCAATGCGGATACCTTCATCAAGCATCTGCCCGACGGCTACAACACGATGCTGACCGGCGACGGCACGAATCTGAGCCAGGGCCAGCGCCAGCTGCTGGCGATTGCCCGCGCGGCTGTCGCAGACCCGCCGGTGCTGATCCTGGACGAGGCAACATCCTCCATCGACACCCGCACCGAGAAACTTGTGCAGGACGGCATGGACGGCCTGATGTATGGCCGCACGACCTTCGTCATTGCTCACCGTCTGTCCACCGTGCGCAACTCGGACTGCATCATGGTGCTGGAGCAGGGTCGTATCATTGAGCGCGGCACCCACGACGAGCTGATCGCCCAGAAGGGCCGCTATTACCGCCTGTACACCGGCAACTTTGCCGAGAACTCTTAAGCGCAGAGAGGTCGAAAAAAGCCGCAAAACGGCATAAAATCAATCAAAACTGCCGGGATAGCATCTGCCGTCCCGGCGGTTTTTGTGCAAAATGCCGCAACAGCGCCAAAAAGTTGACGGGAAGGTAAAAAGTGGTTATAATAGGATACGTAGACACGCAAAAAGCGGTGTTTGACCACGCGGCATGAGGGAAACTACAAACAAGATTTGCCGCATAATATACATGATATACCTATAGGAGGAACAAATATGGCACCGAAGAAGATTGCACAGACCGTACTTACCGAGGGTAAGTTCTATACCATCAGCGCCGCCAACGGCAAGGTCGTTGAGGTCGCTGACTATAACATTGACAATGGCGCGAAGATCCAGCTGATGGACAACGCCAACTTTGAGTGGCAGCAGTGGAACTTCGTCGCAGCAGGCGACGGCGTTTACCGCATCCAGAACCGCTTCACCGGCAAGATGATGGATCTGGACATGGGCGGCGTCAGCGACGGCACCCGCGTCCACCAGTGGGAGGGTGCCCAGGCATCCAGCCAGCTGTGGGTCGTGGAGCCTACCAACGATGGCCGCGTCAAGATCAAGTCCAACCTGGCCGGCAAGCTGCTGGACCCCGGCATGGCTACCGAGAACGGCACCGTGCTGCAGATCTGGGCTGACGTCAACGGTGACAACCAGTTCTGGACCATCAACGAGGTCACCCGCAAGCCCAAGACCAGCGTGAAGGCCACCACCGTTAAGGCCAAGGCCGCTGCCGAGAAGGCCGCCACCGAGGTCGTCAAGGCTGCTGAGCCTGTCGTCGAGAAGGCCGTCAAGGCTGCCAAGCCTGCCGCTGAGAAGGCTGTCAAGGCTGCGAAGCCCGTCGTCGAGAAGGCCGTTAAGGCTGCCGAGCCCGTCGTTGAGAAAACCGTCGAGGCTGCGAAGCCCGTCGTCGAGAAGGCCGTCAAGGCTGCCGAGCCTGTCGTTGAGAAGGCTGTTGAGGCTGCCAAGCCCGCTGCCGAGAAGGCCGTCGAGGCCGTCAAGACCGCCGCTGCCAAGACCAACACCCGCAAGGGCGGCAAGGGCAAGCGCCGCAAGTAATTTGCTTTGAACTTTTTCCCTGCAATTTTTGTGCTGTAACGAGAAAACCCCGCCCCGTCAGGATGCAGTTCCTGACGGGGCGGGGTTATTTTTTGTTTGTGGCTGAAAAGCCTTCCCCTACGGGGGAAGGTGGCCCGAAGGGCCGGATGAGGGGCGAGTGTGCCAGTATTGCCCGTGAACGAGCTGCGGCGGAAACGCTGCCCTCATCAGTCCCCTGCGGTGACAGCTTCCCCCACGGGGGAAGCCTTCAGACTTACCCCAGCGCCGCAATGCTCTCCTTGATCTTGGCGGCCTTGTCCTGGGCGGCAGCCAGCTTGGCGCGGGTCTCCTCGACGAGCTTCGCCGGGGCCTTCTCGACGAACTTCGGGTTGTTCAGCTGGTTCGTGAACATGCCCAGCTCCTTCTCGGCCTTGGTCAGCTCCTTGTTCAGGCGGGCCAGCTCCTTGTCGCGGTCGATCAGCTCCATCATCGGGATAAAGCCCTTCGCGTCGGGGGTCGCCACGTTGACCATGCCGTCGGTGCTGCCCTCGTACTTTGCCGTGACCGTCACGTCGGTGGCAAAGGCAAAGCGGGCCAGATACGCGCCGCCCTTCTCAAACGCGGCGGGGGAGGCAGTCTCAATGACCATGCTCGTCTTTTTGGCCGGGTGGACGTTCATCTCGGCACGCATGGCGCGGACGGCCTTGATGTAGTCCATCAGCTTCTCAAAGTCGGCGCAGTCCTCGGCCCAGACCTTCATGTTCTCGTCGCCGGGCCACTTCTCGTTCATGATGGTCTCGGCGCTGCCGGGCAGAGCCTGATAAATCTCCTCGGTGATGAACGGCATGAAGGGGTGCAGCAGCTTGAGCGCCTTGTCCAGCACGTAGACCAGCACCTTGCGGGCCGCGTCGGCGGCTGCCGCGTCCTCGCCGTTCAGGCGGGTCTTGCAGATCTCGATATACCAGTCGCAGTAGACCTCCCAGATGAAGTTCTCGACCTTCTCGGCGGCCAGACCCAGCTCGTACTTGTCGAGGTTGGCGGTAGCCTCGGCGGCGACCTTGGCAAGCTCGGACAAAATCCACTTGTCGCTCATGTCGAGCAGGCTTTCCTCGGGCAGACCCGGCTCAAAGTCCTCGGGCAGGTTCATCTGCACAAAGCGGGAGGCGTTCCACAGCTTGTTGGCAAAGTTGCGGCAGGCAAGGACCTTTTCATCGCTGTAGCGCATATCGTTGCCTGCGGTGGAGCCGATGATCAGCATCATGCGCAGCGCGTCCGCGCCGTACTGCTCAATGACCTCCAGCGGGTCAATGCCGTTGCCCAGGGATTTGGACATTTTGCGGCCCTGGCTGTCGCGGACAATGCCGTGGATCAGTACCGTGTCAAACGGTGCCTTGCCGGTGTAGGCCAGACCCGAGAAGATCATGCGGGACACCCAGAAGCCGATGATGTCATAGCCGGTGACCAGCGTGTTCGTGGGGTAGAAGTAGTTGTAATCCTCGGCGTTCTCGTTGGGCCAGCCCAGCGTGGAGAACGGCCACAGGGCAGAGCTGAACCAGGTGTCCAGCGTGTCGGGGTCCTGGGTCATGTTGGAGCTGCCGCACTTGGGGCAGGTGCAGGGGGCTTCCTTGGCCACGACGGTCTCGCCGCAGTCGCCGCAGTACCAGGCGGGGATCTGGTGGCCCCACCACAGTTGGCGGCTGATGCACCAGTCACGGCCACCCTTCATCCAGTTGATATAGTTCTTGGTGAAGCGCTCGGGCACGAACTTGATCTCGCCCTTCTCGACGCTCTCGATGGCGGGCTTGGCCAGCGGCTCCATCTTGACGAACCACTGCTTGGAGACCATCGGCTCAATGACCGAGTGGCAGCGGTAGCAGGTGCCCACGTCGTGGGTCAGCGGCTCGGTCTCCTTCAGCGCACCGCAGGCCTCCAAATCGGCCAGAATGGCCTTGCGGGCCTCCAGCGCGGTCATGCCGGCATACTTGCCGCAGTCCAGCACGTCCGGCTCGTCGGCGGCAGCGCGGCCCGCCGCCTTCTCGGCATCGACGGCGGCCTTGTCGGCAGCGCCGGTCATGTGGCCGTCGTAGGTCAGCACACGGATCATCGGCAGGTCGTGGCGCTTGCCGACCTCAAAGTCGTTGGGGTCGTGGGCGGGGGTGATCTTCACAACGCCGGTGCCCTTCTCCATGTCGGCGTGCTCGTCGCAGACGATGGGAATTTCGCGGCCCAGCAGCGGCAGCACGACATGGCAGCCGTGCAGGTGCTTGTAGCGCGGGTCCTCGGCGTTGATGGCAACAGCGGTATCACCCAGCATCGTCTCGGGGCGGGTCGTGGCCAGCTCCAGCATTTCGCCGGTCTCCTTGACGGGGTAGAGCAGATGCCAGAAGCTGCCCTCCTTGGCCTCATACTCGACCTCGGCGTCGGAAATCGAGGTGTTGCAGTGGGGGCACCAGTTGACCATGCGGTTGCCGCGGTAGATCAGCCCCTCGTTGTACAGACGGACAAAGACCTCCTTGACGGCGTCGGAGCAGCCCTCGTCCATCGTGAAGCGCTCGCGCTGCCAGTCGCAGGAGCAGCCCAGCTTCTTCAGCTGGCTGACGATGCGGTTGCCATAGGTGTTCTTCCAGTCCCAGGCACGCTCCAGAAAGCCGTCGCGGCCCACCATCTCCTTGGTCAGGCCCTCCTCGCGCATCTTGGCGACGACCTTGGCCTCGGTGGCAATGGACGCATGGTCGGTGCCGGGCACCCACAGCGCGGCATAGCCCTGCATCCGCTTGTAGCGGGTCAGGATGTCCTGCCAGGTCTCATCCATGGCGTGGCCCATGTGCAGCTGGCCGGTGACGTTCGGCGGCGGCATGACGATGGTAAACGGTTTTTTGCTGCGGTCGATCTGGGTATGGAAATACCCCTTGTCGCACCAGTTCTGATAGATGCGATCCTCGGTGCCCTGCGGGGCATACTGTTTGGCGAGTTCCTTCGGCATAGTGTAAACCTCCTCGTGAATGTGCGGGGCGTGATTTTTACATTTGGACAAAATAAAAAAGGCCGCCCCATGAGTTTATCATGGGACGGCCTGAAAAGCTCAAGTCGCGGTACCACCCAAGTTGCCCGATCGGGCCGCTTTGCGGCAGGCCGACAAGCCCGCCTGCCCTGATAACGGCGGCAACCCCGTGCGCGGCTGGCAGGGGAGAAGCCCCTCTCACCGCGCCTGCTTGAAAGTGACAGCACCCGCCGCACCGTACCGGGCTTGCATCCTCCCCGGCTTGCTGCAAAGGTACGACGCGGGCACACTCTTTCGCACTGCATTTGTACCTTATAATGTACCGCAATGCGGCGGATTTGTCAAGGGCGGGTGCGCAAATCTGTCGGGCCCCTAGGCTCCTGCAGAGAGAGGTGAGCTGTCTGTCTTACTCCCACTTCTCCCACACCTCGGGGCAGTAGCCTACGGTGGCCTGTCTGCCGTTGCGTACAATGGGCTGGCGGAAGAGCTGCTGGTTCTCGAACAGCTTGTCGGCCTGCTGGCTCTCGTCGAGCCATTTCAAAAGCGCCAGCGTGTCCTTGTCCTTTGCGTTTTCGTCGACGAGCTTTGCCCAGCCGCCCACGGCGCGGCAGACGTTGTCAAACTCGCCGCGGCTCATGCCTTTTTCCTTCATGTCGATCATCTGGAATCTGATGCCGCGCTCCTTGAACCACCGCTGTGCCTTTTTGGTGTCAAAGCTCTTGTTCGTGCCGAAAATCTGGATGTTCATGGCCATTCCCCCACAAAATACATTCTTTGCATTAGAATACCACAAAAACCGCACCTTGACAACTTACAAGGCCGGGCCTATAGTATGAGGAAAACTGCGCGGAGTCAATAGGTTTACGCAAAAAAGATGAAATTTAATTTTGTTGCATAGCGGAAAGGCATTCTTTGAAAGCCATGTCGGCGGTTTTGTAGCCTAGGATTTTGCGGGGGAAGCTGTTCATCCATGATTCTACTTGTCGGACGGTGTAGGATGTTACTTTGGCAAAATTTGTTCCTTTGGGGAATTGACGGCGAATCATGCGGTTAAGGTTTTCATTTGACCCACGCTCCCAACTACTGTACGGGTGGCAGTAATAAATCTGTGTGCGGTTGCCCTTGCGAACAATGGATTTTAGCATACCTTCCAGATTGGAAAATTCAACGCCATTGTCAACGGTAATGGATTTGAAGATTTCGCGGAAAGCCGCGCCGAAGCGCCGTTCAAGCCGATTCAAGGCCCGGACGGTGCTTTTTGCTGTCCTGTCCTGCATCAAGATTATAATTTCCTTGCGTGTCTTGCGCTCGGTCAGCACAAGCAGGCAGCGGCGCGTGCTGTTCTTGGATGAATAGACAGTGTCCATTTCCCAGTGTCCGAACTCGTCACGGGTGTCGATGCTTTCGGGGCGGTTGTCGATGATCTCGCCAACAGGCGGGCGGGATGCCTTGCGTACCTTGTGATGCTTTTTGCCACGGCGGGCCTTTTCGGGCAAATCCTCATTTGTCAGGTTCAGAAACACGCCTTTTTCAATGTAGCTGTAAATCGTTTCGGCGCATACGGATGTTTTGAACGTGCGTCCTTCCAACGCGGCGCAGGCCAGCGCGGCAGCGGGCGAACATTTCTTCGTTAAAATCGTATTTTCAATGTAAGCGGCAAGTTCGTGGTCTTTGCCGATTTTCAGTTCTGCACCCTTGGCGCGCAGATTGTCTTGATAGTGCTTTTCGGCAATGTCAGGGCTGTACGCGGTCTTATATTCGTATGTCCTGTAGTCTAAACGCTGGTACTCGCCCTTTTTGATTTCGCGGTAGATGGTGCTGATATGCACGCGCAGTTTGTCCGCAATCTGGCGGTAGGTATAGCCGTCTTTCAGCCATTTTTCAATACGCAGACGATCAGTGTAGGTCAGATGTTTATACGCGCGTGCCATGGTTCAAGCCTCCCGTATGTGCCCACCGGGGCAGTATATCAACAGTTTTCAGCGCCTTGTGCAAGAGCAAGCAAAAATTCAAGCTGGCGGACTGACATTGCAGGACGGCCACAAAAGCCACGTGCGCATTCATGTGCGCAGGCATCCGCCAGCCATTCGGCTACAGTGTACCCATCAAGAAATATAGGATTTTTCATAGCACAGGCCCTCCCGCGGCCTTGATTTTTCCCGCCAAACCGATTATAATAAAAAATAAGCAAGGGGCGGTTGTAGTCTCTTAGCGGTTAAAGGTTAGATGGTTACTTTTGAAGGGGTCTCCATCTGGCCTTTTTGTTTTTTAACTGCATCCATGCGATGTAAAGGTTGAAGTATTGCTGTTTTGATTTCGGGCTTAACTTTTCAAACTCTTTACTTTTCATTTGGCGGTTCCTTTCTGTTTGTACCGCCCCTTGCTATGGTTTAATTATATCATGCGCATAACATAATTGCAATAGTAATGTTGCACAAAGATAATGCGCATTATCTGTACATGTTTTGTATTGCGCATTACATTCAAATGTGGTAAACTACCCTTAAAGGAGTGATTGCCATGCCCGGAAAATATAACGATTATCGAAACCAGTTCCAGCGTGAAAACTATGATCGCCTTAATGTTCCCGTTGCCAAGGGAACAGTCGCAGCGTTGAAAGAGTATGCAAAGCAAAAAGGCTATGACGGATATAGCGATTATATCCGCGCACTGATTCTTGCAGACAGCGGCATTGATACAACACGCAAAAAAGAACAATAAACGGAAACACGGCAGACCGCCCGCATGGGTTGTCTGCCGTGTTTGTTTTAGTCGTCGTCTACATCATCGGGGATGCCGTCACCGTCACTGTCGGGCACTTCGGGCAATCCCGCAATGCTTGTCAGCAGAGACAGCAGGCCAGCAAGGGCGGATGCGCTGACAACGATACGCCAGTCAACAGCCCCCAGAACGGCAGCGCTGCCGATGGTCGCAATGGCCGTCTGTGCAACGGTCTTGATCGCGCGAACGGCGGCGGCCTTTGCAAGGGCACGCAAATACTTCTTCTTCATGTGTTCACTTCCATTTCTCCGCTATGCACGGGGAGACATTCGCACGTTTCGACAATATGCTTGATGGACGGGTCGCCGTCTCCCAACGCAACATAGGGGTCATAATAATTACGCAGGGTTTCCAGCCCGTAAGGCGGAATGTAGCCCTTACTTATGTAGTGCAGGCCCAAATCCATGACTTGGCCGCGCAGAAGGGCTTTGACAGCGATTTTTACGTTCTTATCCTCTGCCTTGGCTTCTTTCCTGCGGCCTGCCAGATAGCCCGCCAGGGCGCCCGCGCATGCCGTCACAAGAGACGACAGCAGGCCAGGCAGCATCTGTGCAATAATTTGTTCCATCGGTCAGCCCTCCGCCCACGCGCTGGAATAGCCAACAGACAGGCCGTGTGCTTTCTGCTGTAAGACGCTGGCCGCAGCGGTGGTCATGGGCGGGAATGTGACGGTGTAGGCCGTCGGGGTGCTGCCATTGGCAGCGGCAAGGATAGCGTCGAAGTCGCCCTTGCTCATGGGGCCGATGGTGGGGCACTGCAACGGTGTGGCGTTCTCTGCGGGTTTCGTGTCGGTGCTGGGCTTCGGGTAGCCGTTCAGGCCCTTGGCGCGCATGATGGCAGGATAGTTCACATAGGACACATCACAATCCAGCGACGCGCCAAAGCCCTTGATGCCCAGTGCGTTGCGGCTGGAATACTGCCACAGGCCGTTTTGCACAGCATCGGTGTCCGTGGCCGTGTAGGCCGCTTCCCACTTGTCGAAGCCGGTCAGCACAGACAGGTTCGTGTAATTTACGAAGAAATCGCGCGAACAATACACTGCTGCATAATAGCCCGCCTTTTCCCACACTTCCAGCGCGGATTTGATGATGGCGGTATTGACGGCTTTGCCGCACGTTTTGTTGAACGGCTCATATTCTACATCGTAATAGATCGGATAGTCGAACTTGTGCCCGGAAATAGCCCTGATGGTCTGTTCTGCCGTGACAGCCGCCGCGTCGGCGCTCTGATCGTAGCAATAGACATAGATACCCATGGGCACGCCGTACTGCTCACAGCCCTTGATATTGCGCAGCAGGTGGCTGTCCATGTACAGACCGCCTTTGCCGTGACGGGCGGAATAGCCCGCGCGCAGGATGGCGAAGCCGGGACTTGTGCCGCCGTTCACACGGCGCAGTTCTGCCGCCACGGTTGCCCAGTCGATTGCGCCTTGATGATGGGAAACGTCGATTCCGTAGATTTTAGACATCGGTTTGTTCCTTTCTGACCGGGCGGATGCCCAGCGCGTAGTTAAATTCGAGTTCTGCCAGCGCGGCCCGCTGGTCGGCGGTGTCCACCCCTGCCGCTTCGGCAGCAGTCAGTGCTTCGTCGGCCAGATCAAGCGCGGCGCGGGCAAGGTCTGTCGGCATCATCACGGGCGCGGGCCGCAAATCTGCGTCGCCTGCAACTCTGTCAGATTACCGCTGTCAACCTGTTCCCATACCTGTGCAGCGGTGACGCGGCCCAGCTTGTACATCATCTTCCAGAATGCCATAGGTTACACCCCCATCATAACGGCCAGCGTGTCATAGATCGCGTTAATCTGTTCCTGCACAGTGGGCATGGGTTCATCCTCTGCCCACGCAGCGGCATACGTCCACCAATCATCAAATTTTGCATTGACGGTATCGGTGGTTTCGTCGGAACGGTCTGCGCCCAGCTTGCCGACAGCAGTTTCACACTGCCACGGTTCGGCATCGGGCGTTTCGGTGGCGGTATCGGATTTTACCTGTTTCGCATTTCTGCGCAGATACAGCCACACCGTGCCATCGGGCATCGGTTCCAGCGTGACGGCAGCGGGTTTGTGGTCGAGGGATTCCGTAATAATCATGCGGCAAGGCTCCTTTCTTTGATCGCGGCGGCACGCACCGCCCATTTTGCAGATTTGAATAGTTTCTGTTGGTTCAGCACTTCGGCAGCGGCGCGGGATTTTGTGCCCTTGAAATATCCGTTGTAGCTTATCAGGCGGTACGAACGGTAAAGCGGGATGAAGTGACTGCGCTTCAAGTCTGCCCCTGCGCGCATATACTGCCGTCGTGCTCGCTTAAAAATACCCGGGCGAACGGTAGTATAGGTGCGGTGCATGACATACCCTGCCATATCCAGACCGGGGCAACCTTTGGCCGCGCCTTTCAGGTGTCGGCGGCGGTGTTCCTCTGCCGGGGATAGGAAGTCAACGCGAACCCAACTGTCCTTGATTGTCAGGTGCAGCGTGTCTTTGACCCATTTTGCAATCTTACGGGCCGCGCTCTGGATGTCAGCCCATCGTCGGCCCATCAACACAAGATCGTCCATATAACTGCCACTGCGCACCACAAGCGGTACGGACACACCACGCCGCGTTTTGACATATCCGAGAATGCGGACAAGAATATAACTTGCGACAAGATTGAACATCCATGCTTCCAGATAGCCGCCGATCAGCAAGCCGCCGTTCGGTGACATTGCCAGCAGACAGCGCACAACGGCCAGCAGCCAAGCGGCGCGCGGAATTTCATATTGCAGAATCGCAAGCACAAGTTCCTGTTTCGTATGCTCGTATGCGCCTTTGACATCCAGTTTTAAGGCGTGCTGGATGCCCAGACTTTTACGGCGCAGCCATCGTTCAACTTGCCGCTTTAGTGCCGTCTGGCCTTTCTTCGGGATGCTGGCGAACTGATACGGCAACAGTCTTGCGCGCAGCAGTGGTCGCAGGCCAAGATAGGCCAGATGCCCGAAACATTGATGCAGCGGGCAGCAGTCGGACAACTGCCGCAGTTTCATACTGATACCATCAATGCGCGGGAAAGTATGCACCGGGTCAAGGTCAAGATCGTTTGCACTGCCGTCCAGCAGATCATCAATGCGCTGTTCCATTTCAAGGGCAATGCCGTGAACTACTTCAAGGCGCGGCCCCATATCCGCCACGCGGGCGGCGGTCTGCAATTCTGCACGGGTAACACCTCCGTACTTTTCCGCCATAGCCAGATAATTACGGCGGAACCATTTATTGTTAAAGGCTTCTAAGGCCGCTTGCTCACACAGTTCATGTGTAAGCGGCATATATCTGTTCTTTTTCAAGCCCTCAAAGCCTTTCTTTCTTGCTGATGTTCAACGACGTTCGGTTGCAACGGCCCTTACAGCAGGGCCGCAGTATCTACTACTAGCCGCCACGCAGGCCCACGGCCTGCGGCCATACACACCACCCCGCGCGCATCTCTCGCATCGGTGCAGCTATACGGTGTCGGTATCGCATGATCTTAGCGGCCAAAGCCGCAGGCGCGGTACAACGCTTTTGCCCGCATTGTGCGGACTTTATTTTCATCAGCATGGCGGGGCGAACCGTTCCAATTCGAGTTCGCGGGCGAATTGTTGCCATTCGCGCACGGGATGCCGCACGCGCCATTGTCATTGAGATTGCCAGAACGCCAAGGCGCGTACAGGCCCGCACTACTGGGGGAATTGAAAGCCGCCGAACGCCGCTGTACCACTCCATAAGGAATATTGCTTACAGGATTATGTAGGGGCCTGCTGCCCCTCTGGGTGGCGCTTACGCGCTCACCCATTCACCCCGCTTTTTACCGCTCCCTGCAAGGCGGGGCGAACCGTACCAATCCGAGGACGCGGGCGAAAGGTAGCCACGCGCGCACGGGAGGCCGCACGCGCCAACGTCAAAGAGATTGCCAGAACGCCAAGGCGCGTACAGGCCCGCACTACTGGGGGAATAGAAAGCCGCCCGCACATAGGTGGAATCACTGCCGCCAAATTTCACAGGGTTCATGGATTCAGCGGCAAGTTTGTTCAGTGCGCGGATATAGTTCCAACTCCATTTGTTGGCATTGGGCAGATCGAACGAACTGGTCTTTTCATAGTTCGCCGTGATGCTGCCCGCCTGTTTCTCGGAATCGCGGCAGGAATAGACATCATAGTGCCAGTGATCGTCAACAAGACTTGCCTGCCACAGCGGGTCGAGTTGTTCGGTATAGTTGCCGATCTGCATTTCAATGCCTGCCACACGGTAAGGGTGTTTACCATTCGTCAGGTTGCCCATGCAGCCATCACTATGACCGGGCAGACATTCCGTCGTGCCGGACGGCCACGGCATGGTAGACAGCAGCATGGTAGTGGTCGGGGAAATGGCATCAGCCAAATCCAGATTCACAACGCCGTATTCCTCGCCGTCGATAACCTCGGACGTGACACTGACAACCTTTGCCCAGTTCAGAACATTGTGGTTGTAGGCGCTGTTGCGGTCAGTGCTGGGGCTGGTTTCGCCGCTGCGCTCACCCAGACACACGCCGGAACCGGGCAGGATGTTTGCGGCCTGCGCCGTAGTCAGCACAACGCGCTTGACGTTCGCTTCGGCCACGGCTGGCGTATACTGGTAATTGTAGGACGTGCAGCCCTCCAACTTGCCGCTGTTGCTCTTTGTCCAGTGGCGCAGCCGCCATGCGGACAAGGCAAACTGCTGATCACAGTCGTTCCACAGTCCTTCGTATGTGGTAGTTTTACGTGCCAGAGGGATACCAGCGTTGGCGCTGACCCAGACCATGGGCGGCTTGCCGATGCCGCTTGTCATGCCGCCCTTCGCGTTCAGACCGCCGCAGTAGGCGGGATGCCATGTCATAACGCGCATCGTGCCATCGGGGGCAACGTCGCCCGCCATCGGCACATAGCCGTTGCCGGGATAGGTGCGCCAACTGTTATACATATAGCTGGCATCTTCCCATTCTTTCAGGCACAGCGCCAAAGAGAAGCAGTAGACGGGGGCGGTTTCGCCCGTGATGTCAAACTCGCGTTCACCTTCCAGCGCAAGGATGTTCATAGTGCCATCGGCAAGGCTCAAAGCATTACCGCGAATGTACCACGTCATCAAATCTTCTTCGGCCCAGTCGGTTACATCGGTGGTGGTATCGGTCACAAGCGGTGCAGCGGAACGGCCATCCGCCAGATCGTCCAGCGGCGTACCCGTGTAGTCAGAAGATACCGTGTCCAGATAGAAGCGCAGCGTGTAGGCCAGTTTGTACCCGGCTTTTGCCATCATGGCAAAGAAGCGGCACAGGCGGTCATACTTCGATGCACTGCCGATGGCGCTCAACGGCCACCAAAGCCAAAACACTTTTGTAGTGTTCGTGCCGTCCAGCAGTGCGCCAAAACTCGCATCAATGAATTCGGCGCTTGCGTTGCCTGCCGCAATCGCGGCCAGCAATTCCGTCTGCTGCGACATAAGATCGCGCATTTCTTTACCTGTGTCATCGGTAAAAGGAAAACATACAGGGGTCATGTTTTATACCTCGCTTTCATCGTTTACGAAAAATGCAAATCTGCCGTCGCTGGTATAGCCGAAAGAATACTTTGCCGCGCCAGCATAGCCCGCCGCTTCGTCGGCGTATGTCTTGGCCTGCTGCATCAACTTGTCCGCAGCGTCCTTGCTCTGGGCGGCCTGCGTGGCCTGCTGGGCGGCGGCGTTCTGTGCTGCCTTGGCAACATCACGGGCGGCAACAGAGGTTGCCGAAGCGTCAGACGCTTCCTTCGCGCTGTCAATGATAGATTCCACAGCTTCAAGAGTAGTGTTCTTGCCTTGCTCGACCTGTTCGGCGGCATTTTTTACTTCGGCGGTGGCATCAGCAGTGACTTTTGCGTTGTTGGCAACCTGTGCGGCCATAGACTGCAAATGCGCCACAAGATCAGCGCCGCCAATGTCCTCAATGGGGGCTTCGGCGTTTTCCTTGGCAATACCCGTGCCCATTTCGCTGTGCCACTCATGCAGGGAAATACCGCTGTCATTAACTTCGATACCGCACACATTGAAATGCAGCTTGCCTTTGCGCGCCATTGCGGCGGGGCTGGGTGTCCAGTCCATTTCAATGCAGCCATCAGATGTAAGCGTGGTGATGTCGATGGGGTCGGAGAACGGCCCGCCGCCGCCATTGTTACCAACGACGCGCCAAACAAAATTTTGGGACAGGTCAAGGCCGCTGGCGGTTACATGGCCGTTGATGCGGATGTGCTTTGTTTCAACATTTTTGTCACCGGCGACACCAAAGTTCACTTCGGATTCAGGTATCGAAATGGCGCGGGTCATGACATCGACAACAATAAAATTTTCAGTGGTTGTATTGCACATAGTAGCCCCCTTTAGTAGTAAGCAAGAATAAATCGAACGCTTGCTGAACTTGCGCATTGCGCCCAATAACTATTTCCGCTTATTCCTGCACCTTGCAAAATATTATCGCCAGTATAAGGAGAACCGGAATACTGAACGCCTACAAGCGTACCGCCATCAAACGGAAATGAATTTTGGCCCGGATTGCACTGTTTCCATACCTCCGTAGTTTTAATGCTTTTTGCAGTTACACTTCCGTTTCCACTATGCTTTCCAGCGGGCACATTTGCGGAACCACCCGGCGTAAGTGTTGCGCTCCAATCGCCGTTGTCGGCCATCCGGCCCCCTTGCTTGCTTTTGGCATCGGTGTTATAGAATGTTTTTCCCGCCAGAACATCAGCAGCGGTGGCGCTGCCGGACAGGGCAAGCGTGCCCCTCTTTTTGGTTTTGGGGTCAGTAGTGTAGAAGGACTTGCCGCTGATGACATCACTTGTATCAGCATCGCCGGACAGAATAAGCGTACCGCCAATGCGTAAGCCCTCTTTGCTGGTCATGGTGTATCCGGCCATCAATTCAGCTTTGCCCGCCGTGCCGAACGCCGTCATTTTGGCGCGGGCTTCGGGGGCATTTCTAGCGTTGTCGGCGTGGTAGTAGCCTTCGGGCAGATCACAGATTGCTATATAGTCGGTTCCGGCTTCCACGCTCCCGCCGTACTGGTTTTGCCCGCGGTCAGGCATGGTTCCTTTTTTCAGCGTTTTGTTGCCCGCATAGTACGGAACGCCCGCCAGCACTTGACCAGGCTTGGCGGTGGCCTGTGCCAGCTTTCCAAGGGATAACCCACCGCCGCCGCTAAAATTTAGCTGGGTTCCGTCGTAAGAAAACAACACCCAGCGGCCCGCAACGATTGCGTCGCCGTCCACGACATCCGCGCCGCAGTAGGCGGGAACGCTCTTGCCGTTAACTGTCCATGTGTCGCCGCTGGCCCATGCCGCAGGAACTTTGAAACGGCCAAAACCGCCGTGGCCAGTCAGCGCATAAACCTTGCCGTTCTTGGTACACTTGTAAATCTGCGCCGTGACATCTACACCGCTGCCGTTCGGGTCGTACTGTGCTTTCGTCATGACTGCCGTGCCCGCGTTCAACTGGTTCAGTTCTGCGCTGACGCTGGCAATCATTTCATCGACTGCCGCCTGCATAACGGATGTGCCGATGCCAGAAAACTTGCAGTAGACATACCCGCACAGATCAGCGTCGGCGCGGCGGTCTGTAATCATGGATGCCGTAATGGCGGTAGCGCCTGCGGGAATCCGAACATGATACAGGCACAAATCGTATGCGTCGGCATCACGGGTGCAGACAGGGGCAGTCGGGTTGATGGCAGGCGTACCGGGTACAACAACGGCGTGGATGTCGCGGGAATTGACATCCCGCCGCAGCATGACCGCGTCAATGCGCGCCAGCGTGCCGTCAGCATAGCCGAACGTGAGGTTCAAGGGGCTGTCGTTCTGGTAGTGGTATCCGTTTACCAGAGCGCGGCCCGCGCCCAGTGCGGCGGTCATAGCGCCTGCCGGGGCAAGCGTCAGATCATCGTTTTGGCACACGCCAGAGTGGAACAGCGCATCGGTGATCGCGGCAATGTGGGCTGTTTTGTACTTCCTGTCGCCGCCGGACGACGGGAAAAAGCCGCTCCATTCTCCCATTTAGATGTCCTCCAAATTCAAAGTTTCGGATTTTGTTTTGCCCGTCACCGGGTAGATCGTGACACTGCCTTTTTCATAGACTTCTTCAACCTCGGTAACACGTTCGTTCATGGTGATGCCAATACTGGAATCGCCTGTTGTAACGATGTCGCCCAAGTCCCAATCCTGCATATAGGCGAAGTTCTCAATGTTCACGGCAGTGCCCGTGAAAGATTTCGTTTTGATGTGGTCGAACAGGCCCCAACCACATTGTGTTTTCAGCTCGTCCAGATAGGCCGCTTCGGTTTTGTCATCGGGCGTGATGCTGGACGCATCCACAAAGCAGACGCGCTTGCGCCCGCCGTTGGAACGGTCAATACAGGCAACCTTGCCGTCACTGCCGCGCGCATAGGCTACATTGCAGTAGTCGGATTCGTCAAAACTGTATTCCGGGTCGATGAAGTTCTGAAATTCATCGGTGAAATACACAATGTTGTTGTCGGCCTGATTGGCACTGCGGTCTGTGCCCTCGTACACTTGGAAGGTGAACTGTTGGTTTTCGGAAAATAACAGGCGGAAGCCCAGTCCGTAGGCTTTGGCAACGGCGGTCATGGCTTTCAGCGTGTTTTTGAAGTCCAACTGAATCGTGATTTCTGCGCCGCTGGGTAGTGCCGTTTTGTCAACGACCAGTTCGGGCACGGATTCGCGGGCATCTTCGGCCAGTTGGCAAAGGATTTCGGCAGGCGTGCCCGTGAAGGATTTCGTTCCGATGACATAGGCCATCGAAAAATATATTTCAAGCATCCGCGCATTGGCGGTGATCTCGCCGCCTTTGGTTTTGATGCCCATAATGCGGGCGGATTCGGTGCGACCTACCCTGCGCAGGATAACGCCCGCTTTGATGGCGGCAAGGTTTTCTTTGGTAGCGGGCAGATGCAGTTCAACTTCTCCGGCAGTCCAATACTGTCGCCGCCAGCGCAGGGATGTGTAGAAGTCAATGGTTCCGATAAATTCGCCGTTTTCGCGGTAGGCATACAGTTCCATAGGCTACACCCCCCAGAATACCGGTGTGCTGGACATAACAACATCCAAATTGTCAACGCCGCTTTCCGCATCATAACGGAACACACTGCTGCCGGGTTCGACCTGCAACCATGTTGAACCGAATACCCACATGTTATTTGCGCCTTTTTCCACGCCGTCCGATTTTAGCATGATTCGTTTGTTTTTGAATCCTGTCGTGACGGTCAGGACATCGCCCGCGTGCATCTGACAGCGGATTTTGAATCCCTTTTGACTGCGCACTTCAAACAAGCTGGGGTTCGTCACGGTTCCTGTTGCAATGAATTGCACTGTCAAACCGCGCGCAACATTACTTGCATTCTCAACGGCAACAGCCAAGTTGGCACGCTTTGTTGTCATTTCAAATTCTTCGGCAGGCAGTTCAAGCACATCATCGGGAAATTCAATCAGGCCATCCCACACCGCCATTTCAACGCGGTCATCCGTCACAGCCTTGAATTTCGGGTCGGGGCACACCAAACTGATTGTAACTTTGCGCTGCTGGCCTGTTGGGTCAACATGGACAAATTCGGGCTTGTAGTCAATTTTGCGCGTGATGCCCTCATCTGTCACATACAGTGTGCCGGTCTCACCGCGCGGGAAATAGCTGTATAACTTTTCCCGCATAGCTTGAATGTTATCCTTGACCCAGCAGTAAATTACAATGTTGCGCTTCACGGCTGTGCTGGACTTGTAGTGTTCGCCGTCCTGATCGTTGCCTTTTTCTGTATCAACGTCAAAATCAGAGCTTGTCAGACCGTCAACAGCGTCCAGCCAGAGCGGCCAGCGGTAGCCGATTGTGATTTTCTCGCCGCTGCCGTTATCACAGACAAGCAGGAAGTTTCGCATTGTATCACCCCTTTATTTTGGAAATCAAATCGCGGGTTGCAATGCGGGTCGCCCGCGCCGTCTCTGCGGGGGATACCGGGTCAGGGCTTGTCACATTGATGGTCTGGTTGTAGTTGATGGTTTTCGTGGTGGGAACCGGGGCCGCGCCTGCGCCTGCAAGCTGCGGGCCGTTTACCATGATTGCCATTCCTGCGGTGATGCCGTCAAGGGTCTTTTGCAAGTACGGCATGGCACTGCGCATTGCATCAGCGTAACCGTGGATGAAGTCCACAGGCCACTTTTCGTAATCGCGCAGCGGCCCTTCATCGGGACGGGAAAAATGCAGCAGACTGCGGATGTCATCGGCAAGGCCGCGCACATTGTCCACAACAGCGCTTGCCGCATTGGCAATGCCTTTTGCAAATCCGTTGATGAAATCCTTGCCCCATCCAAGCGCCTTTTCGGGCAGCGCCTTGATGAAGTCCACAGCCTTGTTGATGCAGCCTGTAGCAGCACTGTAGACTGTGCCGGCCATGCCTTTAATTGCATCAGCCATGCGCTGGAACATGGTGCGCCCCAGCGTTGCCAGCGTGGACGGCAGAGCGCGGAAGAAATCAAGAATGCCGTTCCAGATGGTTTGAACATTGGTGCTGATCGTCTGGCACAAGCCGGAAACGGTGGTAAGGAATCCGTTCCACGCGGTAGAAATCCCCGTGCCGATGGCGGTCATGGTGGACGACAGGAAGGATTTGATGCCATTCCAAGCCGCTTTTACGCCTGCCGCTATTGCGTTACCTGTGGCAATGATGGCAGACAGAATTGCGTTCCAAGCGGCAGGCACGAATGCCGTGATCGCGTCCATGACGCTGCTGACGGTTTGCTGAATACCCGTCCAGATAGTTTGAACGGTGGTGCTGATTGTCTGGCATACCGTGCTTATGATAAGAAGAAGGCCGTTCCATGCGGCAGTTACACCGCTGACAAGTGTGGTGACAACACCTTCAACAACAGCCTTTATGCCATTCCAGATGTCGGATATGGCCGTAGACAGCAAAGACAGGATGTTGGAAATGTCGCTGCCCAGCATATTAAAATCGCCGGTGATAAGATCGCAAATCACAAGCACAATGCCAAGCACCGTTGTTTTGATGACATTCCAGATATTTGTAAAAATCTGCACAATGCCATTGAAAGCGGTTGTCACGCCGCCGCCAATGACAGCCCAGACCGCTTGCAGGCCGCTGGCAATGCCGTTTGCAACGGTGGTTACGACATTCTTGATACCATTCCAGATCGTTGAAAATACCGCTTGCAGGCCGCTGAATGCGGCAGTGGCGGCGCTTGTGATGCCAGCCCACGCAGTTTGCAGGCCCGTAGCAATGGCCGTTGTCACGGTGTTCACTGCGGTCTGGATGCCGCTCCATGCGTTGGTGATCGCGTCCTGTATCGCGGTCATGGTATTCTGTATGGTGCTTACTATGGCATCCCATGCAGTTTGTACGCCGCTCTTGATACCATCCCACGCGGCAGAAAGGCCCGCTTGCATGGCCGCAAGCACGCTTTGCACGGTGGAAACCGCAGTCGAAACAGCCCCCTTGATGCCATCCCACAGCCCAATCCAGAAATTGCGGAACGCTTCGGATTTGTTCCAGAGGGCGACAAACACGGCAACCAGTGCCACAATGCCCGCCACGACCAGCACAAACGGGTTTGCGGCCAGCAGACTGAACAGGCCGGAAACAGCGCCCTTGACCTTGGCGACGGCGGAGACAATCTCCGGGGCCGCTTTCAGAGCGCCGCCGATACTGGACGTCAGATTGCCGATAAATATCAGCACAGGCCCCAGCGCGGCAATCAGTCCGCCCACGGTCAGGATGATTTGCTGTGTGGATTCATCCATACTGCTGAATTTGTCCACGACACCCGTCATGGCTTCGATGATCTGCGTGATGCTCGGCAGCAGCTTGTCCATCAAGTCTATCAGGGCGTTTTTGGCTTCGTTCAGCGCCTTGGCAAATTTCTGGTTGGTGGTGTCGGTGACTTTCTGGAATGCTTCATCTGTTGCCTTGCCGCAATCCTGCATCTGGGTAAGGATTTCGTTGTAATCTGCGCCGCTGTTGCGGGCAAGCACCATTGCGGCAGAACCGGCTTCGACACTGCCGAACATGTCTTTCAGCGTCTTGCCATCCTTGGCGGCGGCATCAGAAAGCATATTCAGAATGTCGGATGTAGAATTGCCCTCGGCTTTCAGATCGGCAAAGCCTTTGCCCGTCAGTTTGCGCAGGGTGGTGTCGGTGATGCTGCCGGACTTTGTAAGTTCGTTCAGCATGGATTTTAAGTAAGTGCCGGATTCTGCGGTGGCAATGCCGTTCTTGGTAAGCAGCGCGTAGGCAGACGAAAGTTCGGTCATGTCGTAGTTGGCCGCAGCGGCCACGGGAATGACCTTGCCCATGCTGGACGCAAGTTCGTCAACGGTGGTTTTGCCCAAATTCTGCGTGGTAATCAGCAGATCGCTGATCTTGGTTGCATCCTCTGCTTTCAGCTGATAGCCATTGATGGCCGTTGTCATAACATCAACAGCTTTTGCGGCATCGGTAAAGCCGCCCTTTGCCAATTTGACCGCCGATGTGGTGAAATCAATAGCATCGGCAGCGTCCACACCGGCAGAAATAGCGCTGTACACAGCTTCGGAAAAATCGTTGACGGAAACGCCCGTTTCATTGCTGGCGGTCATGATGTCGGCCTTGTACGCTTCAAAGTCGGCGGACGAAGCGTCCAACAGGGTGCTGACCTTGGCGAAAGCATCTTCAAAGTCTGCGGCCAGCTTCAAGCCGACACCGCCAACACCTGCCACGGCGGCAGAGACAGGGGCAACGGCCTTGCCGACGGCAGATATACCATCGCCCACTTTCTGCATCTTATCGCCCACAGCGGCCAGTTTTTGGGCGGCTGTGTTCGATTTATTGTAAGCATCGGTCAGACTGTCGATATTCTGCTTTGTCGATTCGATTTCACGGCACAGTTTGCGGTATTCCTCTTGATTTACCTCTGTGCCGCTTTTCATGTCCGCGTCGGCCTGTTGCTTTGCCTGCTGCAACGCAACTAATTTATCTTTGCTTTCGGCAATTTGCTTACTTAAAAGTTGTTGCTTTTGCGCGAGAAGTTCTGTATTGCCGGGGTCAAGTTTCAGCAGACGGGTAACATCTTTCAATTCGTTTTTTATCGCGTTTATGGGCTTGTTCAGTTTTGCAAGTCCCTTTTCGAGACCGACTGTATTACCGTCGATTTCAAGGGTCAAGCCCTTTACTTTTGCGGCCAAATAGAGCCGCCTCCTTTCCGTGCGGCTCCATTCAGCCCTTAGTGCAGACCATTTACTGCACCGTTAATATTGCCCCTGCAAATAATGTGTGCTATCCTTGTAGGCAAAGGGGGCATTTGCCATGACAAAACAGCAGTATAAAATTTTCACCGCCGTTCGGAAGTACAAGAAACTGGGTAAGGTCTTGGAAGCAACAAAAGTAGGCGACTACATCAAACTGCAAGAAACCGTTGGTGCAGATATGCTTGACTTTTCCGATGTCAAATACGATGATGACACAGATGTGACGCTGTCTACGAAAGCAGCGGAAGCATACGAAAAAAGCACGCGAAATTTCTTCTTTAACTTAGCGATGGTTATTGCAACCATTTCTACTGCAATCATTGCAATTATTGAAGTAATAACCGAACGAGCAAAATAGTATTGATGACCGCACTGTAAAAATAAATCCAGAATCCGGGAATCTTGCACAATTCCCAAAACATTTTTGCAGCTGCCTTAAAACGCTTCACTTTATTCACCTCACCCAAAGAATTTGTCGATGTCTGCCTGCGTCGCTTTAAGCGGCCACTTGTAGTCATCGTTTTCCCGCTCAATCGCCATGTCGTTTACCATGCCGACGGTCAGCAGATCAAGATCGCGCAGGGCAATGCCCATCTGCACGCAGCGCAGCAAAAACAGCGGCGTTGTCATTTCGCGGGTAGTTACCCTTGTTTTTTTTTCGGCTTTGCCGTCGTCAGCGTGTTCAGATTCCACAGCGTCAGAATTTCCGGCAGAACTTGATAGATGCTGAACACATCGAAGGAATCCAGCCATTCTTCTACGCTGGACGGAACAGCGTCCTTGTCGGCGTGCTTTGCCATGATGTAGGCCACATTCTCAAACAGGCCAAGATCGGTAGCTTCAAACTGTTCCTGTTCAGTGGTAGCCTTCTCGTAAGCGTCGGACAGCTTCGACAAGTCCTGCATGATGTCACGCCCAAACTTGATACGGTACAGGCGCGGCACGGCAGCAGTGGCACGCAGGCGGACTTCTTTGCCGTCAATGTTGATGGTTTTTTCCATGTGTATGATCTCCTGTATACAGGGTGTTCCGGTGGAACACTTTAGGTTGCATCAGTGGGCAGGGTAACGCTTGTGTACCAGCCGTTCAGCGTGGCGGGGGTGGCATCGTCTGCCGTGTGGGCCTTGATCGTACCGTCAGCCATCGGGGACACGGTGATGGTGGAAGTCTGGGTGTCGGGGTCGGTGGTTTCGCTCTTGGTGTTGGCGTTGATGCCAGGGCGGGTTGCCGAACAGTTGTAAAGCACATACTTGCGCCCGGTTGTGTCGCCGTCCACCTCAAACAGCAGGGCGAAGCTGGCGGGCTGGACGTTGGCATTCTCGACAATCAGGCCGTTTTTGCTTTTCGTCATGCCCCAGATGTCAAGCATCATCTGTTCGGGGAACATAGCGACTTCAAAATCGCCGGAATAGCCGTTGTTGCTCTGGCAGACGTAGTACACAATGCCGTCCGCGTAGAACTTCGTAACTTCGCCCTCGGCATCCAGAGACAGCGACACGCTGCCGGGGATGGCAACAGGGGTGTCGAAGGTGATCGTGCCATCTTCGCCAGTCACTTTGTGCTTGGCGTAGTGCGCGTTTTTGAGATTGAAAAGCACTTTATCTTTAGACATTTTTACACCTCAATTTCATAGATGACATAGAACATCTGTTCTTCGTCAATGTAGATTTCATCGGACTTGCTGTAAAAGATGCCCGCCGCCGTCAGCGCTTTTTCAAGCGCCGCTTCGGTATCGGGGTCTTTTTCGGCTGTGTACAGTTCAAGGGCATAGAGGGTCTTTTTGGCGTACACAATGCCATCTGCCGCAAAGGGATTGTCGCGCTCAAAATAGAACACGCCGAACGGCAGATCATGGCCGTTTTTCCATGCGCGGTATGCAAACGGAATACCGCTGCTGTCCAGTACCGTTTTTAATTCAGCCTGCGTCAACCGCAATACCTCCGTTTCAATTTTTTGTTGCATATATCGTGCATTTCTGCTATGCTGGTAATAAATAAATGCGAAAGGGTGTTCACTATGCGGCAATGTAAACGGTGCGGGCGAAAAGGATTGTTTTTCTTTATGACGAAAGATTCCCTGTGCATGAAGTGTAATAGAGAAGTCGAGCGTCAAAAAAAAGAAGAAGAAAAGGCGCTTAAAATAAAGATGCAGGAAATGGCAGAAAAGCGCCGTGCAGAGGAAGAAGCAGAACGGCAGAAACACACTGCATTACGAAAAGAAGAATGGAACCAGCGCCGCGCAGGCATCGCAGCCTTCGATGATGTGCCGCGCGTTCAGATAGGCACAGACGGGAAAAAGCAAAAGGCACAGGCCGTTTCTTTCTTGAAAGAACTTACTTATTCTCGTGTTACGGCAAAGAGCGACCCCGCAAAATTCGGTGATTTTGTCGTTTTGGACACCGAAACAACGGGATTATCCTGCACAAAGGATGCCGTGCTGGAAGTTGCGGCAATCAAAGTAAAGAATTACGAATTTGTTGAGGTATTCCATACAATGATTACCCCCCCCCCGCAGAAACTTTCGATGGATTCCGCGCGTGAAGCAATGTCTGTCAATGGCATAACACCAGAAATGTTAGAGGGTGCGCCGATGCTGTACCAGATCATCCCGTCACTGCAAGAGTTCATCGGGGATATGCCGCTTCTCGGTCACAATCTGGAATTTGATTTAAAATTCCTGTGCCGTGCGGGTTTGAATGTTACAGAGCCAAAACGAAAGTTCTTTGATACTTATGTAATGGCTGGGCGCTCGCTCAAAAAGCCAAAGTGGGAGTATGACAAGGAAATTGGTGCATACGCTCCCAACTATGACAAAAACTACGATGTCGAGAATTACAAGTTGGAAACACTGTGTAATTATTTCGGCATTGACAGAATGGATGCTCACCGTGCGTTGGGGGACTGTGTAGACACTGCGCAGCTATTCCGCGCTTTTATCGAAGAAAAAGTTGAAATATACGGTGCGCATTTTTAACGCTTGAAGCGTTGCACGACCTCTTGCGTTATCATCCCTTCAAGTTTTCGTTCCTCTGGTTCAACATGCGGCAGGGCTTTGGTTCTGCCGCCATTTTTCTTTGCGTGCCCATGTTCCAGCAGATGCACAAGGCCGGGTTTCTTTTTGTTGTGAATCGCAACGCGGATTGTCGAATTGCTTTCATACAGCACAGAAACATCCCAGCCCGTGCGATAGTGACCGCCCTTCGTTCCTTTCTTGTGCCGTCTGTACGGACTTGTAACTTTTAAATCCGCCGCAGCCGTTTTTGCACATTCAAGGCAGGCAGCTTTCATATCATCTGCCACTTCCTGCTTGTAGGTTTGCAGTTCCTTGACAATGACATCTGCCAGTTCGTCCGGTTTGACCTTAATCGTGCCGCTCATGTGATGCCCCTTTTGGTTGCCGCGTACAGTTCCAGCGTGTCAGGGTCAGCCTGATAGGTGCGGTAAATCAGCTTCCTTTTGCCGTCCACCATGGCGTATTTCTCGCCGCTGTAATCCCACGGGTGCAGCACGAATTTCTGTACATTGCTGTACCCGTGGGAACCGGCGGTAAAGGATTCTTCCCGGCTCACGCTCTTAATGTCGCCGTACACCGTCACGCGGCCCGTCTCGGTTTCGGTCTGCCTGCCGATTTCATCGGTGCCGGAATCGTCCGTTGTAATCAGAATAATTTCATCACTGAAATACACGGGTCAATCCTCCAAATACTCCCCGGACAGGCTCAAACTGACCGCAAGGCTTTCATAGCTTTTCTGGAATTTGTCGGCATCGCTGCCGCCGTATCCGAAATTTGCCTTGCAGTACATTTTGACGGCCTGCTTGATAAGCGGGTCATTGTCTGCCGCCTTGATGCCGCGCCGCCGCAAGTCCTGCTTGGCCGCGTCAATCAACCCTTGCAGTTCCGCATCGAACGCGGTATTGTCGCTGCGGATGCGCAGCCATTGTTTCACAAGGTCAAGCACGATTTACACCTCGCAGGTTAAGAGCCGACGACCTTTGCGGTTTCGCCCTTCTTGATGATGATGACGCCGTTCGGGTCAAGCAGCTTGCCATCGCAGATGTGCAGCACCTTGGTCTTGACGGTGTTATCGTCGTGATCCATCCATTTGACGGCGGCAAACTGACCGTTGCTGTTCTCGGCGTAGTCGCTGGGGTTGAAGTACACGGCAATGACATCATCCTTGGCGGCGGCATCGAAGTTGGCGATGATGTCATCCTCGACGGTCTCCACAGGTTTGCCGCAGAAGCGGTACGTCTCTCCGCCGTCGATGCCGTAGTTCACACGCCCGATGGGCTGGCCGTTCTTATCGACCATGCCGTCAATGTAGCCGTCAAACGTGCCCTGCGCCATGACAAACTCACCCTTGCGGTACGCCTTGGGAATCTTGGCGATGACCTTCTTGTGCCATGCGGAATAGTCGCCGATCTCATCAGGGGAAAGAACGACAACATTCTTGGTGGGCACGCGGCTGTCCTTGGTGATGCCACGGAACTGCCCGCTGCCGGTACCGGAAATGATGGCCTTTTCCTTTGCGGCAACGATAGCTTCCACAGCCAGCGGCACAAACATCTGCTGGAACTCATCAAAGGTGACAACAGCCGCAAGCAGGGTCTGTGCGATTTTGCATTCCAGACCGTAGTAGCTGAAGGAAACCTTCGTGTTGGCGGTCAGCTTCTGATCGTCGCTGGACTTGCTCTCACCAATCCAGTTTGCGGTAGGCTTCAAGGTCAGAATCGGGAACTCGACACCGCCCTGCACATTCAGCTTGCGGATTTTGGCGTACAGGTTGCCGTAAGACTTCATCTCGCGGATGATCTCGCGGGTGATCGTGGTGGGAATGACCGCGCTCGCGTCGGTGGTGGTCGTGGTAGCGGCCACATTCAGCATCGGGGCCACGCTGGCGCGCAGATCGGCGGGAATCTCGGTGCCGCGGCAGACGAAGTTCATAAACGCCGTGCGGTACTCGTTCGTCTCGCTGGGGTCGGTATGGGCGGTCTGGGCGCCGAAGTTGTTGATCGTGACCATCTGCGGGGCAGCGTTGGTCTGGGCGGGGGTCACATCGGGCATGTTGTAGCTGCGGTTGCTGTTTTCCAGCGCGGCCAGATTCGCGCGGGCCTGCGCGGCAGCTTCATAATCCGCGTCAAGCTGGTTGATCTCATCGCGGCAGCGGTTGGAAGTTTCGATGTCGCCCGCGTCGATGGCGGCGCGCATATCGTTCAGCAGTTTGGTGCGCTGGGCATTGTACTGTTCTTTCGTCATCATGTTAGACAACTCCTTTTTTGATAAGATTTTCATAATCGGTTTTGGCCTGCGCCAAAGCAGCAGCGTTCTGATCGCGGAACATGGCAAGCGTCTTTTGCACGACGCTTTCGGGCAGCAGTCCGGGCACATCGGCGGCGACAAGGTCGCCGCCCATGACTTCATCCACAAGGCCAAGTTCCACGGCACGGCGGGCGTCAACCCATGTTTCCGCGTCCATCATGGCGCGGATTTCATCGCGGGTTTTCCCGCTTTTGCGCATATAGGCGTTGGCAAGGGCATCACAGGCAATGTCAAGCCGATCTCCTGCGCGGTGCAGTGCGCGGTAGTCGCCGTCTTCACTGCTGTACACATTATGAATCATCATCTGACCCACGGGGGAAATCATGCTGTGCCCAGCCATTGCAATGACGCTGGCGGCGCTGGCGGCGTAGATGATCTTGATATTGACCTCGCCGGGATACTCGCACAAGGCTGTGTAAATGTCCGCCCCGGCATGAACATAACCGCCGCCGGAATTGATGTACACTTCAATGGGCTGTCCGTTTGCGGCGGCAAGGGCATCCGTAACGTCTTTCGGCGTGGTGGATTCCATGTCAAACCAGTCGTAGACGCGCTTATAATCCTGCGGGATAATCACGCCTTTTACGTTTACTCTCATTCGGTTTCACCTCCCGACTTCGTTTGTTTTACGGGCGCGGTGTCAAGACGGCGGATGGGTTCGTCACCGCCTGCCACAGGGGCAAGGCCAAAGACGGCGCGCCACTCGTTTGGCAGCATAGCACCACGGTCAACCATGGATTCAAGGGAAAGTTTCGTGCTCATGCTGGCGTATTGCAGATTTGAACTTTCCAGATACAGCTTGTTCCCGAATGCGCGCTGCCGACGGTTCCACAGTTTGCGGGTGTGCTCGGCAGCGATTTGCAGCAGATCGGGTTCAACTTGGGCTTCGTAGTAGCTTATCCACTCATTTTCCGAAAAAGAGGATCTCACGATTTTTTCGTTTGTGTTGAAGAAGCTGTACAGCCGCGTGATGTTGTTCTGACTTTGCAGGGCGTTTGGCACATAGTCGTGCGGTTCCAACTGCACGGCATCGGCCTTTACGTCCGTACCTGCAACGCCCGTGCTGTTGTTGTTATCAAGGAAAGCATCGGCAAAGTCCTTTGTCTGCTTCTTGATGTCCTCCGGGCGCATACCGCTGGATGTGAATTTCAGCAGCCATCGGATGACCGCGCCGTTGCGAACAGCGTTGATGATGCTGCGGTCAGTCGTGCCGATGACTTCCATAACGCTTTGAAGCGCAGGGCCGGGCGGCGTGCCGAACACGTCATTTTCGTTGTAATCGTTGCGCAGATGGATAACGTCGGTATAGGCAAATGTCCATGTGCTGCCGTTCGGCAACCAGAATTGCAGCAGCAGTTCGCCCGCTTTGTTATAGAGGGCCTGCACACTACTGGCGACGATGGGAAAAAGCGCAACGGGGAAACCGTTGTCATCGCGCTGGATAAGCGCAAACGCATTGTTGTTCAAGATCAACTGCGTTTCCATTTTCTCCGCGTACATCTGCCACGTCATGTACTGGTTCGGTTCTTCCAGCAGCAGGCGAATGTAGGGGTCTGGGTTCGTCTGCGTGTTGGTTTTGCCGTCCGGGCCGATGGTCGTTCGGATGTGGCGCGGTGTGGCCTTGCCCACGGCCTTGATTTTCGGGCGGATGCAGGCGCGCACGATGTCGCTTTTGTACAGGTTCCCGTCGTAAACATACAGACCGTTGCCTGTCTCCGTTACCATCTTGACTTGTGCTGCGGTGGGACTGCGGGCGACAGCCGCGCGCAACCGTTGAAAAATTCCCATGTGGGCATCCTCCGTCAAATCATAGTTTTGTAATCATCCTGTCGGTCTTGGAACACAACGAAAGCATCCAGCAGAGCGGCCAGACCATCAATGCGCTTGCGTGCCTTGCTGGTTTTGTTCGGCTTGATGTTGCCGTTTTTATCTTCCACAATGCCCGTGTTGGCAAGGCACCATTTCAAGACAGGGTTATTGTTGTAAATGATAAGTTTGCTATCAAAATCAGCACCTAACTGCTTCATGGGTAGCGACAGTGTTTTCATGGTCTGCTGCACGGGTACGAACACGCCCTTGCCGAAGGTGTCCTGCATTTCGTCTACCCAGTAGCTTGCAGACCATGCGTC